TGATCTTAAAGACTACGCGACACTTATCATTGCGCCATTCTCTAATCACGGTGATGGGCCCGGAAGGGCAAGAAACTATTTTTGGGATTGGTGTCTTGCCAATAAGGATACAGGCAGTCATTGGATTCTTGACGATAATATTCAAGACTTCTATAGAATGCATAATAATCAAAGAGTGCGAGTCGAGTCTGGTATATTATTCAAAGCCTGTGAAGAGTTTGTAGACAGATTTGAGAATGTTCCCGTTTCTGGATTACAGTACAGATTCTTTTTGACAGGTAGAGTTGTTAAACCACCAATTATCCTTAACACCAGAGTCTATTCTACTCTTTTGATTAGAAACGACTGTAAGCATAGATGGCGCGGGCGATATAATGAAGATACAGACTTATCATTGAGAGTTCTTAAAGATGGAGACTGTACCATAGAGTTCAATTTCTATCTTCAAGGGAAGTGTGCGACACAGACTGTCAAGGGCGGCAACACCGAAGAGTTTTATCATTCGGAGAATATCACAGAAGATGAAAAAGCCTTGCTTAAAAGTAAAAAGTATCATGAGTTAGGCACTCTTAACAAGTCTCAAATGCTTGTGGATATGCACCCAGACGTATGTGAACTTGTATGGAAGTATGACAGATGGCATCACCTATGTAACTTCAGTTCATTTAAAGTGAATAAGCTTATATACAAAGATGGTAAATCTGCCAAAGACTTTAAAGATGAAGATAAAAAATATGCCAATATGGTCCTTATTGATGATTATTCTTCAGAAAAGTATCCAGTTTAACTTGACATGTTGGTCCAAAGTGTTATTATAGTCTTGTAACTGAGATTTAACCAAAAGAAAGAGAGAATATCATGAAAGAACATATGAAAACACTGATTGACTTTAAAGAATATTTGAACGACTTTTACGGTTGTGTGCCCGATGCTTTATACCCTTCAGGTAGAGAGATTACATATACAGAGACTATCAATGCTGTATGTCACATTTTCGAGACTCATGGAGAGTTTGTTGGAGACTCACTAGATTGTGAAAGAGCGCGTGACTTTATTTTCACTAAAGAAGAGATCGACACTATTTACTCAAATGCGGATAAATAAAATTTAAACGCCTAAGTCTTTGATATACAATAATAAAATACTTTAAAGAAGCTTTAAAGCTTCTTTTTTTTATATCTATGGTACTACCCTACCATAAGTGAATTTTAAACGCTTTTTGTCTCTGTAACTATCTGATATTAAACGATAAAAAAAGACGAATTTTATCTTGACAAACTTATATAATATGATAGTATAATGTAAGACTTTTAATCTAGCGAAAGATATCACACCATGAACGAACTTACAATATCAGTAAAAATTGACAAAATTCTTGAAGACTACACAACACAGTATAATAGTCTTGAAAAGTCTTTACAGGAATTTGAAAACCATTGCACCAATTTACAAAGCAAGGCTACATTATACGGCACGTTTGGTAATACACACTTAGACTTCGGTAGAGTCTATATCAAAGACTTGAAAGACTCTTTGCTAAAGTCTTCGTGGCAATATATGTATCAGAAATTAAATATTGAGACTATTGCTCCCGCTACAGACAAAGCAATGTTTCGCCGCGCATTGGAAAACCCGCCAGAGTTTACATATGAGAATATTACAGCAACCTTTGAAGACTATTGGCAGAATCCATTTGAAAATATTCTTCGTGGCTTGGCTGAAGTCTTTACAAAACTTGACCCAGCGTATAAGTCTCATGAAAAGGTTAAGATTGGCGTAAAAGGACTACCAAAAAGAGTTATTCTATCTAGTGTCAATAGTTATGGCTGGGGTAGAGAGTCTGTTATGGATATTTTGAATGCTCTTGCTGCCTATCAAGGGAAGCCTATGGCTTCATATCAGGATGTATCAGAATTACTGAAGGATAGTGAATATCTCAAAGACTCGCGTGGCATTTGGCTAAAGAGATATAAGAATGGCAATGCGCATATGTATTTTGATACCGAAACGCTGAGGGATATTAATAAAGCCTTACACCAATATTACGGCGATGTTTTGGCAGATTGTCACACAGAGACTGAACATAAGCAAACAAGCTCAGCGGTGGCTAAAGACTTGCAGTATTATGCAACACCTGTAAAGATTGTTGATAAGATTTTAGAGAATGTATATTTTCAGGATGGCGATCATGTATTAGAACCTTCGTGTGGGTGTGGTAGATTTCTTGATGGTATGAAAAGACTTAATAAGTCTCTTAATGTTTTGGGAATTGAGTATGACGCAGGGCGTGTGTCTGAGGCTCGCGCAAAGGGGCATACAGTCATTATAGACAACTTTCTTGATATCCCGCCTAAAGAAGCATACGATAAAATTATTATGAACCCTCCTTTTTATGGTAAACACTATGAAAAACATATTCGCCATGCTTTGAAGTTTCTTAAAGATGAGGGAACACTCGTGGCGGTCTTACCGAGTACCGCGCGATACGATCATAATCTATTATCAGACTTAGACAAAGGCTATAATACTTGGACAGACTTACCGTGTGGAAGTTTTCGTGAGTCTGGTACAAATATTGCAATTAGTGTCTTTACCTATAAAAAAAGTCATTGACAGAGTCTGTAGATGTGCTATTATGTATGAGTAGACACAAAGAGAGAGACATATATTATGAAACGTAAAGAATTTAAGACTACAGTATATAAGAATGACAAATTAATCTTTGAAGCCACAAACTATGCGTGGAACAAAGCCCATCAAAGCATTACAAAGACTATCAGAGAGTTGGCAACCGTTGGTGAAGTTTGGACCATGATTGATAAGTATTATGCTAAGAATGAGTTTAAAGAGCATATTGACTGTGTTCAACATTGGGAGAATGAGTCAAACGATTTAATTCGCTTCTGTATCGAAAAGGTTGGGGAATAGAAAATGAATATATTCTATCTTTCACACTCACCAAAACTTGCGGCTGAGTATCACTGTGATAAACACTGTGTAAAGATGATTCTTGAAGCGGCGCAACTACTAAGCACTGCACATAGAGTCTTAGATGGTGAACAATATACAGAATTGACAGAATCTAATAGACGTATCAAACGCTGGAAACACCCAAACGTAGACTTTGAAAATAATCTATACAAGGCTACACACATTAATCATCCATCGGCAGTATGGGTTAGAGAGTCTGAGACACATTACGTATGGTTGTATCGGCATTTCTTATGCTTAATGGCAGAATACACTAAACGATACGGTAAAATTCACGCATGTACTAAAATGGTATCTTTATTGGAGATTGTGCCTACTAATATACCAAAAACTCAATTTAAGTTTCCACCACAAGCCATGCCTGATGATGTTAAAGACTCAGATACTGTTACAGCCTATAGAAATTATTATATGGTCTATAAGCGTGATATTTCAAAATGGAAGTCTGGGTGCGTGCCTGAATGGTATAAATAGTATGATAGGAGATATGATATGTTTACAGGAAAAGAATTAGACTTTATGATCGGACAACCGATTGTTTCACAGGATTTAAAGACTGGTGAACTTACGTATCATACACAACCTACACCTAAACCATCTAGCACCTTTGCAGATGTTTTTGTATCCTCTATCAAAAAAGACTTTACACCCTCATAAATTAATGCGTTATAAGTGTTTTGTTTGACTTCCACTCAATAAGTAAGAGTTCGAATCTCTTATGACGCTCCACCTATACGAGAAAGATAAGAAATGAAAGCTGAAGACTATTTCAAGCCTGTGACGAACCATATTTTAGTTAAACTTGCGCCTGTTACAGAGACTAGCAAAGGCGGTATTCTACTGCCAAATCAAAAAAAGACACGAAGCCAAAAGATGCTTGTGCTGGCTGTAGGCAGTCTTGTAGAACATTGTAAGGTAGGCGACTATATTCTAGTTGAAAATGGAGAGTTTAAGCCACTTAAACACGAAGACTTCAATTCAGAAGAAGAATATGCCATTACAAAAGAGACTTGCGTTATAGGAGTTTTTGAATGATGGATACACAACCAGTCTTATATATCCTTGCGCGAAGTGATTTAGCTTCTATGAATGCTGGAAAGCTTGCGGCGCAGTGCTGTCACGCGGCTAATGATTTTACGGCGACTATGGATAGACTTAATTCTATTCAGGAAATTAATGACAGTGTCGAACACGTAGATACACTATATCAGTATAATGAATGGTTAAATGAGTCTGAAGCAAGAACTTTCGGAACAACGATTATTCTCGATGGTATAGATGAAAAAACTATTTTAAATTTAAACGAAAGGTTCTTGTTCTTTCAAAAAAATAGTGGTATTATCGTAGACGATACTTATCCAGTCCGCGATGGTCAAGTAACACATTTAATTCCCTTAATAACCTGTATGTGGGTTTTTGCCGAAGATAGAAACGATACTATTTTCACTTCAGCACTAGATAGTTTTAATCTATATCCATAAGAAAGAGATTACATTATGAACAAAGCTTTTACGACTCTATATGAAGTCTATAACAAGGCTGATTACCAACTTTTGTTGTGTGGTGGCGCAGTACGCGATATGTGTAATAATACCAAACCAAAAGATTACGACTTTGCAACCGATGCTACACCTGAAGAGACACTTGCACTCTTTAAAGATACTGAGTGGAATGTCATAGAGACTGGTATAGAGCATGGTACGGTTACTCTTTATCACTATGATTTTCCAGCGTCTTATGAGATTACAACTTTTCGATATGATGAAAATTGCGATGGTCGTCACGCTGAAGTTAAATATACCAATAATGTATATGTAGACGCTTCGCGTAGAGACTTTACTTTCAATGCAATGTATATGTCACACCTCGGAGAGTTGATTGATCCCTATGAAGGCTTGAAAGACCTTAGAGATAAAAAAGTGGTCTTTGTTGGCGATCCTGAGCGCAGAATTAGAGAAGACTCTTTACGTCTTTTGCGCTACGTGCGTATGCTATGTAAGTTTTCTGGTGGAGAGTATGATAAAGCCTCTATGAAGGCTGTTAAGAAATATGCCTCATTAATTGCCGAAGTATCTGTAGAAAGAGTCTGGCAAGAATTTACTAAAGTCTTTGAGGATAATCCAGAGAATGCATCATGTTTTCTGGCAATATGTCAAGAATTGGATATATCTTACACACTTGGTTTACCAGTTTTAAAAAATAGCCGTATCTTAAACCTATCTACACATACTATAGAAGCATATCCGTCAATTGTCATGGCGTGCTTGTATGGCAACTCGCGCAACTATACAAAATTCTGTAAGGCTTATAAACTGTCAAATCATGAGAAAGAGTTTGGGTTAGACTTTCTTTATCTGACACAAGACTATACGCAAGACTCTTTTAATAGTAGTGTTGTCACAGACTTAGTCTACGAGGGAATGCATGTTGATATTATCGAAGCGGCGTGTGAGTATTTTCATAACAAACATCTGGTCGAACATATGGACCATATTCAGTCTACTATGAAGCCTTTTCCGATTTCAGGCTTAGACTTAAAAGAAATTGGATATGTAGAGGGTCAAGAATTAGGAAACGCGCTTAAACACCTAAAATATCTATGGAAAACGAGTAGATATACATTCACCAAAAAACAATTATTAGAAAGAATTGATGTAAAATGAATATAACACAAAAAGATATTGACAAGCTTGCCGCAAAGTTGTACCATACTGTATATGTCGATGGGAACTATTTTAAACTTAATTCACAGGCGGCAAGTGTATCAGGCTTTAAAAGGCTTGCAAAAACATTATTAGAAGGTGGATATGACGCTAACAACGGCGTTTGATAAATGTGAAGAAGCTAAAAAAGGTTTTCAGATAGAGAACTTGACTGTCTTGTCTTATAGTAATAATTTTACACACTGGCACTATGTAACAGAATGTGATACACTCGCTAAGGTATGCGAGCCTGCATATTTTACAAACACCGCTGGTATGTTTAGTAAAGGCGATTTGATTGTTATTAACGCGCAAGATGGCAATGCCCTGAAATGGGTCGTAGAATGTACGTATTCTAATTACATAGTCATTGAAGGATAAAATATGCTTAAACGAATATTCGTAGGTACTTACTATTTTTTCTATATAAAAAGAAAATTAGGGAATAGACAAAGATTCTGGTTATGGTTAGGCTTAAAATGGAAAGCCGATCTTATTGCAGTCTTTCATATTCTACTGGTAGGTGTTTTTGCAGTAAGTGCTTTTATACTCGGTATCACGGCAATTATATTTGAGCATGGTTCACAAAAACTTAATTCGCTATGTAAGCTTATATCAAAGAAAAGTGGTCTTAAAAATCGTGGAGATATGTTGGCTAATCAGCGTAAAAACGTGGCTAAAATGATTAGACAGGAAATTAAAGACAAATGCGAAAGTCTGGATTAGACTTTAAAGTGTTTTTCATCTTTGCTATTAGGCACAAAAGACTTTTTACGCATAACAGTCTTGGCTACTAATTCAAGATCGCCCCTGCGGTCAAGTTTTAAAGCAAAGGGAACATTTACATCAGTCTTCAAGTCTGTTAAGACTGCTTCAAGATTTTTCATCTTTTTAATAGCAGGACCATATTTTTTATAAGTGTCGAGAAACAGTTTCTGAACTTCACATACCGTAATTTGTCTATTGTTTCTAGTGTCATTAATTCTATCAAGAAAGTGTCTTGAAAATTCAACATCAACACCCAGCATACCCCAGACTTGATCTAGGTATTTTTCAAGTTTCGATAAGTCTGATTTTGATACTTCTTTATTGGCATCACAACCGACTAAAAATTCTCTAAAGGATACTATTTTCATTTTACTTGACAGACACAGACTATTAATTATAAGATATAATATATTTATAAAATAAAGAAAGATACACAATGAGAAATATATATTTTGCAAGCGATCACCATCTTTTCCATAAGAAGCTGATTAACAAGTCTGAAGAAGGCTTTATGCATCGTCCATTTGAGACTATTGAAGAGCATAACGAAACGATCATCGACAATCATAACAGTCTGGTGAAGGATAATGATATTGTATGGTTTTTAGGTGACGTATGGTTAGCACCCGGTGATGACCCATCATTTAAGTTTGATTACACCATTCTTGATAGGTTTAAAGGAAAGAAAAGACTTATTCTAGGCAATCATGACACAAACGCAAAGCGGCTGGGCTTCGAAGACCACTTTGATAAAATTTTGGCATATGAAGAGTTGTTTAAAGAACGAGTCATTGTTTCACATATTCCCATACACTCATCACAACTTGAAGAGCGTTTTGATAAAAATATCCACGGTCACGTACACTCTAAGACACTTGACGATGCGCGATATGTAAATGTTTCATTGGAGAATACAGACTATTTTCCTGTATCATTAGATAGGATTATGGCAGAAAATGTATAAAACCAGAAGAATTACAAGAGAGGCGGCGGCTATTATGAAAGATAATAACACGAACATTGCGTTGGTAGTAGATGATGCGCGAGATCATACATATGAGACTGTTATTAGGAATAGAGTAGATATGAAGCTTCCTGTTCTTACAAAATCCCTTACTGTTATTAATGATAAGGCTAAACTGCAAGAATTGTTAGACGATCTTGCCAAAGACTATTTACCCTTTGTTATATATAGCTACAGTGGTATGATTATCGACAAGTCTGGACTTAATATTATTAAGTATGACGTAAATGACAATACAATTTCGTTTAAAGTCATAGGAGACGATGCGTGGAATGATAAGATTATTGCAAAGTGTAAAGAGTATCTGACAGAGTATCATTTTCATATGAAGTGGTATTATAATGAAAAGGGCGCATATACAACATTGCCAGTCCAGCATGATAAACAGCCTGTTACAGAAATGTATCCATTCTTAGGGGATGAAACACTCACGGAGTATTACGATAGATATACGGCAAGCTCTTCTAGTATTCTACTTCTTATTGGACCACCCGGAACTGGTAAAACAACATTCATTAAAGGCTTGCTGGATTATAGTAAAAGCTCGGCAATCCTGACATACAATACAGCTATTCTTAACGATGATGAGATTTTTGTAAACTTTCTTACAGGCTCTGAAAAGTTTATGATTATGGAAGACTGTGATACGTTTCTTGAAAGTCGCAAAGAGGGTAATACCATGATGCATAGATTTCTTAATGTTTCAGATGGTCTTGTATCGGTAAAGAATAAAAAGATTATCTTTACAACAAATCTGGAGAATACAAACGATATTGATCCCGCTTTGTTACGTGCTGGACGATGTTTCGATGTGTTGCATTTTGATGAATTGTCTTACTCAGAGGCTGAGAAGCTTGCTAAAAAGTTTGATAGAGAATTGCCAGAACATGATAAGAGTACATACACAATTGCAGAAGTCTTCTGTGATATGAATAATAATAAACACGAACGCAAGATGGGATTTCAAGTATAATGACACTTTCAATGGGACTATTAATATATGTATTGGTGGGTATAGTCTTTGTAGAGACTGTATTGTATGTAGCTCAGTCTTCGGGACTTATGACTAAAGAAGATATAGATGATATTGAAAAAAAGAAATATAGCCTTCGATTAGTTATTTTTGCATTATATCCAGCTTTAATGCTACTTTTCCTATTCCAATATACAGTGAATAGGAAACTATAAATAATATCAGATACACTTACAATAGAGGAAGTTAATGGTCAAGAAAACTAGACGGTCTTCAGACTCAAATGGTGGACAAATTAAGAAAACATTTCATCTCAAAGATTTGGTTGCAGTACGTCCAATGACTGATACACAAGAAAATCTATTCGACATATGGGAAGACTCGCCTGAGACTTCCCATTTTTTATGTGGTAGTGCAGGGAGCGGCAAAACATTTTTGGCGGCGTATATGGGATTGGTAGACTTATTATCTAAAGATACGCCATACGATAATATAGTTTTTATTCGTTCTACAGTACCTACGCGCGATCTGGGATTCTTGCCGGGCGAATTGCACGAAAAGATTGAAGTCTACGAACAGCCTTATATTGAGATTTTTGACCAACTCTTTCCTTGGAAAAATTCTTATGTAAATATGAAAGAAAGAGGCTTAGTCAAATTTGCGCCAACGTCATTCCTTCGTGGACTTACATTTGATCGTTCTATCATTATTATGGATGAGTGCCAATCGGCAACCTTTCACGAACTAGATACAGTTATGACTAGGATGGGTAAACATAGCAAGATTATCTTTTGTGGTGATATTAAACAGAATGATCTTATTAATCGTAGACACGAAAAGTCTGGATTTACACAATTTTACAACATTCTATTGACAATGAAAAGAGACTTTAATATACTTGAATTTACAAACGAAGATATCGTCCGTTCGGGCATGGTTAAAAACTATTTAATTGCCAAGGAAAAAACTTTAAAGTTTGAGTAATTTCATATCAGATGGTCTTGGATTTGCGTTCAAAGGAGCAGAATGAGTGACTAATCCTGCCTTGCTGGGTAACACGGCTATAGTAGGAAATAATGACGGGACCCCCCTAATACCAAACTCTTCTGTACTCTCTAAAGAGACTTCATCACCATTCACCAAGAATGTAAAAAGCTCCGTCATTCTTGAAGTTGAAAGGTTATTATGCATAAAGGCTACTGTTCTGGTTGGAGATAAGTTTGCAGTATTGGATATTGTCCAATGAATCTGCGCCGCGCCTTCACCAGAAGGTTTTAAAGCCTTTTCACTATGTTTAGATAGTGTTCCCGAAGTATTTTTAATTACACAATATTTTATATCATTAGCTGGTGCAGTGAACGTCATTACTGCATGAGTGTTATTAACAGCCTCTATAGATAAGTCGGGGCTTGATATAGGTTTATTGGTAAATAAAACAAGTTTATTAGTGTTTGCTATGGTTGTTCCTGTAACGGTAAGCAAGACTGCGCAACCGTGTGGATTTCCGGCCGGAACAATAATTTCAGTCTCTGACAACACCGCACTAAAAATTGGCATATCAGTTACCGAGGCTTCGCCAAGGTCTAACTCTGCACCTAGAGTGAATGTATCACCAGAGATGGTGACAACCTTGGCAAATAACCCAAGCCCCTGTTTCATGTATAACACAACGGCTTTAGTCTCTGATAGTATTGCCAAACCCAATGCTCTGTGACTTGAAGCTGAACTGTTTGCTATAACATTCTCATAGTCTAAAACAGAGTACGCGCTTCCGCTTCGTGACATTAAAAAGGCTACATAAGTGTCATTTACAGGTTCGTAATTTATACCAAAGGCGCGAGTATCTGATAATCTCTTAATAGCGGGATTACAGCCGCCACCGCCCATTTCCGTAGAATCAAAATCAATTTGTGAGCCTATAGAAAGACTATTGCCTGTTATACTAATAGGATAGCCTATCATATTGCCGCTCTGCGCGGGCGTTGTTAGATATAACAAACCTTCACTGTCACTTAACATACACAATCCTGCATTCTGTAAACTCGGGGCTAACCCAATGCTATTCGTAGCGTCATACACAGTATAAAAACTGGCTGAACATAATAACTGGCTGACAAGTGTTCCTTGTTTTCTTCCACCTCTCCAGTAAAAATTAATTGCTTTTGAGTCTTCAAGTGTAATACAGTCTGTCATAGTCTTTCCTTATCTTTCTAAGTGTATTTATAAATAACTGTATGTATAAAGTTGTAAATAATTGGTTATTTGAAAATAACACACCCCTACAAAAAGTGTCTATAAACGAAGACAAGTATTCGCGCGGTAATAACGTATGTGATTATATCATATACCATTATACAGCCTCCACTTCAGCGTCTAGTGCGCATAACACATATAAAAACGGCAAAGTGTCTTGGCATATTACAATAGATCGTGATGGGACGCTTTATCAACTCTTAGATTTTCGTAAAAGAGCTTGGCACGCTGGTATCAGTAATTGGGTAAGACCAAATGGTGAACAAACAGGTGGATTAAATTCGTGGAGTATCGGTATAGAGTTTATCAATGCTGGACCACTTTCTTTTTCGGGGTGTGAATATAAAACATGGTTTGGTAGTGTCATATCACCGTTTGACGTATATACAGATGAAAATGGTAAACACTGGCAAAAATATACAACACAGCAAATAAAACGCGCTTTAGACATAACACCAGTATTATGTAAACAATACAAATGTCTTGACGTTATGGCACACTCTGAAATATCCCCTAGAAGAAAACAAGACACTGGTCCAGCCTTTGATGAATGTCTTTTATCATTAAAAACAATTTGCAAAAATATAAGAAGTGGTGTATAATAGTATTATAAGAATCGAATAGAGGATATATAATGCTCACCAATAATAGAAAATCACTAATTAAGACTTACGCAAGTCGTAAACCTATCAAATATTCAAACATTCCGCTGGAGTCTGATATAGTCTGTGATTGTATTACATACATAGCCAATAATCATGAAGACTGGACGTGTGAAGAGCTTGAATATTTCATTGAAATGATTAAGTGTACTACACCATATACGAAGGACGAATAATATGTCTATTGATACATGCGTAAAGTGTTCACGAATGGTAGATACCGATTACGATTGTGGGGCATACTATTTGTTATATGACGAAGACTCTAATAAAGAGTCTGGTGAAGTCTTAGCGAATAATTGTCACTGTTATGATTGTCGTTACTTTAATACGAAACAGGAAGCCTTATTATACAATGAGTCAATTTCGAGATAATTTTAGAAAGAAAGAATATGATTTTACAAGACCTGAATATGTCTTTAATGATGCATACGATTCTCAGTTGGAGTGTGACAGTACCACACTTACAAGCGGGAGACATTACACCGTTCCTGATGGCAGTAAGTACGCTTCTGTAACGACTATACTATCTGCCACACAGTCTAAAAAAAAGAAAGCAATTCTTAAAGACTGGATAAAGCGAGTTGGCGTAGAAGAAGCAGAAAAGATTAAAAACGATGCTGGAGATAGAGGTAATACTTTACATAATCTGTGCGAGTCTTTTATAAAAGGTGAAGAATACACCATACCAAAAGTAAACACAAACGAGTATCATCTATTCAGACAGGTATATCCAGAGTTAAAGAATATTAATAATATACACAACCTAGAGGGTGTATTATTTTCCAATAGAATGCAAATTGCAGGGCGCGTAGATTGTGTGGCAGAATATAAAGGCGTATTGTCTATTATAGACTTTAAGACCACAATCAAAGAAAAAAGAAAAGAATGGATTGAAGACTATTTTATCCAGACTTGTTTATACTCTTTAATGTTCTCTGAAATGTATGGCATTGTGCCTAAACAGACTGTTATTATTATGGCTAAGGATAATGGGGCTATGGCTGATGCTCAAGTCTTCATAGAGTCTCCGATAAACTATTTTAAACAGTCTATACAAAGAGTGAGGGAGTATCACAAATGGACTTAAATGCGTTTATTGCAGTAATTGTAATGATTACACCTACTGGTGAGATTGTTATTAAAAGTAACCCAATTGTATTTGACACTTTATCAGAATGCATGTATAGTGCAGTGACGACTAGCGAAATGCTCGCTTCGATCACTGAAGAATATACGAGTATTAACGCAAGCTGTTTAACAATTAGAAATACGCGAGGAATATAAGTGTTCAATACTTACGAAGACTTTAAAAAGACTTATGATATTGATAATATTGAAAAATTATCATATGAAGAGTTTTATCAAAGATTCACTAAAAGTGGTACAAAGACTGAGCCTGTATTGTATATTGATTATATTAAAAGTCGAACTTGGAATGACTATAGAGATAATCATGATAGCTGGATGCATATGATATATGAGTTTTTTTATTCAGAGCCTGAGCGTATTCTTAGGCAATGGTGGGAAGACCATTGTGCAATCTCCAATAAGTCTGAGATTATGGACGAATTGTTTTTTGATAATAAAAATATTGAAGTAAATGGGTTTATTGACGGTAAAAAATTTAGTGTGAACGGTCGAGTAATTAAGAATCTGTTTTATGATGAAATTTACTACGGCACTGAGAGGACTAATAGCGGTAGTGTAGCAACACTTACAGCCTTGTTAGGCTTTGTGAAAGAATATACCACTAATAGAAAAGCAACATTATCACCACAGACTTTTGATATTATTAAGAATAAAGACTATAGCACGTTTTTTGCCATTTTGCGTGGTATTACAAGTAAAGCAAGTGTTTTTAATCCATATACATATTATTACATTATTCAGAACATTCTACCTAAAGGAAAGAGTATCTATTGTCCAGTCTCTTCGTGGTGCGTGCCTGTGCTTGCTTTTAACAATCTTACAACATATAATCATATGGTTATGGGTGACGTATTATCTGAAGTATTGACTAAGTCTGAAAAACTTCACGAATTTATTAACAATAGAAACACTATCTTCGCGCCTGATAAGACGCTTGAAACAGTATGCTTGCCTACAGAAAGCCTGAAGAATACTAATTTTCCAGAAAAGTATAAAGAGTCTTTTGATACTGTATTCTTTTGCCCACCATATTACAATCTTGAATTGTACCCAGACCCAGACGGTAATCAGAGTACCACAACATATAAGACTTACGAAGCGTGGCTTGAAGGCTATTGGAAGGCTACGGTAGACTTATGTTACGATACGTTGAAGACTGGTGGTTGTTTTTCCTTTGTGATTGTTGAAAAGTATAGAGACGTACAAATATCAAAAGATATGTTAGAGTATGCTATGAATAAATTCGAGCATGTAGAGTCTAAGAAACTTTCATGGGGTGGGTTTAAAATCAGAAAACAAAATCACGGTAAAAGGGAGAATGTAATTGAAGATGTCCACATACTTAAAAAGATTTAAAACGGGATGGATTCAGGATCGACTGTCAGCATTGCTGAACAGGACGGGGGTGCAAATCCCCCCCATTCCACCAACAAAAATTAAACTCACTGATCACGTAGTTACTAGATACAGTCAAAGAGTGAATGATAGAGATACTATAAAAGTTATAACATGCTGGAGAGTATAGACTATGATAGACTGGAATACAGATATTAAAGAATTATATCGTGTCGGCGAAGAGTTAAGAGATACTGCCATTCTATTATATATAGATGGTGTGGCATGTCTGGCATTTTACGGATATGATTCTGAAGGCTATGCCGATGATGCGCGGCTTGGCTTTTGGGAATGCGAATATTATGAATATTCTTACGGATATAGTCACACACCGATTGAAGAGGCTGAAATTACAGCATGGAGTATTATAAATGAACCTACTTGAAAAATTAGAGTCTGTAGTAAATGAGTTGGATATTCATAGCAATGGCCGCCGAAGACTCGAAAATATCATCGAAGAGTTGGCTACACACTCTATAGACAATCCTGATATTATCGTTGCAGGAAGAACTATGGGTTATAATATGTGGAATGGTCTAACAGACTGTTACGTGGTGCTGGAGAATGAAAGCATATACGAAAAAGTTGGCGATAATCTATATAAGGATGTAACACGCTTTGAGGTTATAGACCATAATGGTAGAAGTTATGTCTCAAACAGTGTAAAAATTACACCATCACTACAAGACGCTGGAAAAACTCTTAAAATGTTTGTAGAGTCTGATAAGAATAAATAAGAGTATGCTAATACACACAAAGCCTAGAAACAGAATTAAAATTAAGAATTATCTTGATGATAATAAAATAAACTGGGCTAGGTCTTATCGCAATGGGATTGATAACTGGAGTATCTTTTTTAGAAATGACGCTGAAAAAGATACGGTTTTAGCCACCGTTGAAAAATTAAATGAAAATATCGTGACTTTTAAAGATTTTTTATCAAATAACACTTGACACTCAGTATAAACTAATGTATAAATATAAGCATACGCAAACACAAATGAACGTATGAATTACAAAGTAGCCGCGTAGTCCTAACGGATCAAACAGCGAAAAGTCTTTCGGAGTTTTGAATGTTTTCCTTAGCAACAGAAAAAACATTCATTTTATACTTGACACTATCCTACATATAACGTATATTAATAATATAACTAATATTGAAAAAGGAAATATATCATGAGTAACGCAGTAGAAAACTTTCTAAACGACACAGCCCCAACTAAAACAGTTAAAAACTCTAAGAACAATGAAATTCAGGCTATTAAAGACCGCTTGAATAATATCGTTGCAAGCCTAGAGTCTATTGACACAGAGCGCGAGCTTATCAAAGATGTGCTTAAAGAATTAAAAGAGTCTCACGGCGTTGATCCAAAAGTCTCACGCGCAGTCGCAAAGATTATGAAATCGCCTGAAAAACTCGCGGAGATGCAAGTGCAACAAGAAGGTGTCGAACTACTCTATGACAGACTCAAAGCTTAAACTTATTAATAATCTAAAAGAAAGCAAGGGTTCAGACTCTTGCTTTCTCATAGGCGGCGGGCCCAGTGTCACTAAGCTTATCCCAGACTCTTCTATCCTTACACAACATGACGTATATGTAACAAACAATGCATATAAACTATTCCCTAATGCGATTCTTTTACATTTTACAGATCAAATTTGGTGGGAATGGCATACAGATAAAGAACACGATGTAGAAAACTCTTTTGATGGCTATATAAGCATGGGGTGTAAGGCTAATATACAATACTGGAATAAATATCCTAGAGTCACGCCTTTTGTTTGTAAAACTAAAGGTAAAGAATCTGCCAGTCTTTCAGAGACTGTAGGCACAATCGAAGGATCAAACGCTGGTCATCAGCTTATAAATATTGCCCATCAGGTAGGCTATAAACAGTTGATCCTTATAGGCTACGACTTAAACTCAAAAACGAAACAAGCCCAGTGGCATAAAGACCACCGAAGAGAAACACGCACTGATATATACGACACTGTGATGATTCCGGGCTTCAATAATATTTCAAAAATTCGCAAAGGTATTTTCAATCTAAATAGAGACTCAGCAATTCGCTGTTTTCCTTTTGCAGACTTAAAAGACTTCATTTAATATAATACAGGATAGAGACACAATGCCAAAAGATTTAATTATTCTCCTAAATGGTCCACCAGCTTCAGGTAAAGACTCGCTTGCCGATGCGCTAATCTCCGTAGACTCAGATTTTATTAAAGGAACGCTTGCCTACCCTATCAAACAGGCTAATAAAGCCTTCTTCAATCTTACAGACGAACAGGTTAAAGTTTTGGAGACCGATAGAGATGCAAAAGAGACTAAACAGAGTATTCTTCTAGGTAAAACATGGCGCGAAGTGAATATTCTTATGGCTGAAGAGCTTATTAAAAAGAATTATAGGAAGGATGCCTTTGGAATGCTTTTAATTGGTAGACTGAAATCTGCCTTTAAGACTAAACCTAAAAATGGTATTCGCCTTGTAGTATCAGATTGTGGGTTCAAAGAAGAAATTGAACCACTAATCAAAGAATTTGGTAAAGAGTCTGTTCACCTTATCCAGTTGTCGCGCGTGGGTACAGACTTCAAAAAAGACTCCAGAGACTATGTAGACTGTAAAGACTTAGGGATTAAGACTCATAAACTGGCAAATAAAGGCTCTATGCAAGACTTTTTACGCGATGGTGTAAGACTGGTTCAGAAGATTAAACAAGCGCATAAATAAGAGTATGGTTCAGCATAATCTATTAAGTCCGAATAAGTATAAAGTGGTAATCGAAAGATTCCCTACAGTTGATATGTTTACTCAAAGAGTTCCTTTACCCTCTGTCACACTCGGTTCGAGTATGTATTACACGAATCAGGATACGGATATCAAACTACCGGGTGATAAGATTGAATACGAAGACCTTATCATATCTTTGCTGGTTGATAAAGACTTAAATGGTATTATAGAGATTCTTAAATGGATACAGAGTGCCGCAACGTCTGATAATCATATGGACATGCTTTCACAGATATCTATACAGACTTTGACGAATAATAGTAATGCCAATAGAAAAATTACATTCTATAATTGTTTTCCACAAACAATGAGTAATATTCTATTTGATGTGTCGGAGACTGAAGACAATCCTCCGAGCATTGATGCAATCTTTAAATATTCTCATTATACAATAACTTAACATAAGAGACAATATTATGAAACTAACCGATCTTTTAGATGGGGTTGCGGATGATTTTTCTGAAATTGACCCAAGTGATCTTACACACGAGCTTACAAACAATTCTAAACTCTGGACAAAGTATATCATATTGTATCAGAGAGAGAAGGCAGTCTCTAATCAGCTTAAAGCAAAGATGAAGAAGCTTTATTATAAGAAAAGAGACTATTATGCAGGAAACGGTACGCCTGAAGAGTATAAAGCAAAGCCTTTTAGTTTAAAAATTAAAACGGATACTGGTCTACAGAAATATATAGAGGGTGATGATGATATCATAATTCTCCAAGAAAAGATAGACATACAAGATCAAAAAATGGAATTATTATCTGCAACGCTAGATGAAGTGAAAAGAAGGTCTTTTGCCATAAATAAGATTGTAGACTACGAAAGGTTCATAGGCGGTGGATAAAATATACGATGTTCAAGTCTTTGAACAGAATGAAGTCTATATCGCAATAGATAGCAATAGTCGTGGGATTCTTTCAGAGATTCACGACTATTTTTCATTTGAAATTAAGAATGCCCGTTTTAATCCTAAAGTAAAGGCTAAAATGTGGGACGGTAGAATTAGAATCTTTAATTTGAATACACAAAGACTCTATAAAGGCTTACTACCTTATGTAATCAAATTTTGTAATGATCGGGGATACTCTTTAAATATTGAAGAGTCTTTGAAGCTTGAAAAGTCTACGTTTGATTTTGATACGTTTTTTGCTGGTATTAAGTTACCATTCAAAGAGCATGATTTTCAAAAGACTGCCATACAGCATTGTATAGAAAACAAAAGAGTTACGCTTCTTTCTCCGACTTCAAGCGGTAAAAGTCTTCTGTCATATGTCTTAGTTAGATACTTTTTACATAGATATGCAGATTCTGATGATAAGATTCTTATCACTGTACCTAGAGTCGATTTGGTTGAACAGCTTATTGAAGAGTTTAAAGAGTATGACCCAAGCTTTGATATAGAAAAACATTGTCATACACAACATGCTGGAGTGGAAAAGACCACTAAAAAAAGAGTTGTAATTACAACTTGGCAAAGTGTCTACCAGAATCCTAAAAAATACTTCAGACAGTTTGGCATGATAATCGTAGATGAAGCGCACGAGGCTCGGGCCAATTCTTTGAAAGGTATATTAGAATCGGCTGATAGTTGTATATATCGTATAGGTATGACTGGCACACTTGATGACATTCATTATAATAAACTGATTATCGAGGGTTTATGCGGACCAGTATTGAGAACTGCAAAAACAAAAGAGTTGATGGATAGAAAAATTGTCTCAGACTTAAAAATTAAATGTATTGTTTTAAAGTATGATGAACTCTACCGCAAACTTATGTCTGGTAGTACATATCATGAAGAAGTTAAGGCTTTATCAGAATTGGAAGAAAGAAACGACTTTCTGATGAAAATGGTTAATGGTCTTCCCGATAATAAGAATACCTTACTATTGGTTAATGGTATTGACCATGCAAAGACCATATACGAAAAACTTTTAAAGACCAGCAAGAAGACTGTGTATCTTGTTTACGGCGGTACAAAAAAGGAACAAAGAAGCGAAGTCAGAAGACTTACACAGAGTACCGATGGTGTGGTAATCGTTGCGACTTATGGGGTGTATTCTACAGGCATTAGTATTAAGAATCTGCAATATCTCATATTTGGCAGTGGAACAAAGTCTATTATCAGACTCCTACAGTCTATAGGACGCGGATTAAGAAAAGACGGTAAAGACGATGCTGTTACAGTCTTTGATATTGTCGATTATCTACAGCATAAGAAAACTAAAAATTACACATTGAAACATTTTTTCATGCGTGTTAGAATATATAATCAGGAAGAGTTTACGTACACTCTTCACAATATAAATATAAATGTAAAAGAACAAACATAGGTATGACATGGACGACTCAATCATTGCAGATATCATCGAAGACTTAGGTATTAAAGTAGAGAATATCAAACACTTTAAGCTAGTAGGCGGCGAAGAGTTAATAGGCGAGGTAATCAGTACAGAAGACTGTTCAGACTTTGTCATTGTCAATCCCGTTAAGATTTTACGCGATACATATATTACCGAACATGATATGTCTACACAACACTATATGGTAGACTGGAATCCATGCGGTGATGAGTCTCCAGATATGGTCTTAAAAGATGCGCATGTTATTAAAGCCTCTACGCCTATTGCCGATGTTGTGTATAATTATCTATATTATTTGAATGATGTATATTATCCAAATGATATTGTATTCACTCCAGACGATGTGTCAAGCATGACACAGGCTGTTAATATTACAATGATTAAAGAGACTGAAGACGAAGATAATGTTGTAGACTTTTTTAAGTATTATAACAATAAAAACGCATAAAAATATATAACTATATCAAGTAGTTACAGAGACAAAAAGCATTTAAAATCTAACTTGTGTACTATGACACACAAAATGGATTTTAAATGCTTTTTTCGTATTTTACGGCACAAATTACATATATAAATAGTAGTATAAGAAGTCTCTTAAATATCAAATCTTATCTTTATAAAATAGTTATATAACAAATGGTGTTCCGTAGGTCTTGCGAAGCGAGTAGAGTCTTCTCAATAAGAAATACAGTCTCGATATATTGGTCTATGAAATAGACATAGGTATTCATTATTGTAAGTCTGTAGAGAATAGAACAAATTCAATGTTCAGAAACTTAATTTGTGTAATATTGTAAAGACTAAACATATTAAGAATCTTTGAGACTCTAATTGCTTCGCAATATCTACGTAGTATCATTTGTTGTATAAGTTATTTTTTAATAAGTTACAGTATTATGAAAAGTTCTTGACAGACTGTAAATATTGTGTTAGTCTTCTTGTTATATAAAGGGTTAAAGTCTTATTGGATTAAGAATAACATATAATTCTATTATACACATTTTTCAAAACCTTGTCAAGTAAAAAATGCACTTTTATCAAATTATTTTTATTATGTGTGATATATATGCAACACAGTCAGGAAAACCATGTCCACCATTAAGAAAAAGAACAAAAACGCCAAGCATTATATAGATAATGATAAGTTTTATGCAGAAATGTGTGAATATAAAGCTCAGTGTGAGATAGTCGAGAAAGACTGGCTGAAGATTCACGGCAAGGATAAGCAAAATCTTATTGATAGTGGTCTAAATGAGAAGAAAGCCTTATTGGAATTGCCAGATATCCCTTGGCCGAGAGTGAATGAGTATATAGGAAAATGTATGTATCTCATTGCAGATAAGATTAACAACTCACCAAACTTTAGAAACTACTCATATCGTGAAGAAATGATTGCAGATGGTTATGAAGACTGTATTCTACGTATTCGCTCGTTTAATCCAGAAAAAACGAATAATCCATTTGCATATTTCACTCAGGCGTGTTATTATGCATCTGTAAGGCGTATTAAAAAAGAACAACGTCAGCAAGTCATAAAAGCCAGTATGGTTCATAATTCTGGTATTCTCACCGAAATGTCAAGCGTAACGCAAGACTCAGATAACACAGTGTATAATAATACGTTTCTTGATTTTCTTCAAGATGCCGCTGGAGAGAAATCAAAGGCTGAGGAAGATAATGAACCGCAACGTAAAAAGACCATTAAAAAGACTACAAAAGCGCACCAACAAAGAATGCGTGATCTTGAAGAAAAAGAACGCATTTATAGTAAAATGATTGAAGAAGAAGTGGATACTATTGAAGATGAAGATAGCTCTTATTAACGATATTCATTATGGTGTAAAAGCCGATGCACTATATATGCTCGACTATCAGGAAAAATTCTTTAATGAAGTCTTTTTTCCTGCACTGAAAGCCCAGAATGTAAAGACTGTATTGATTGGTGGGGATGTTTTTGATCGCCGCAAGTATATTAATTTTCGCACGCTTAAACGCGCAAAACAGATGCTTTTTGATACTTTACATAAAGAAAAGATTAATGTCCATATCATTCCGGGCAATCATGACTGTCTTGATAAGAATACAAATGATGTAAACTCTATCGAACTCTTACTATCAGACTACGATAATATTGAATATATTGACAAGCCTAAGACTCTTACGTTTCTTGATAAGTCAATTGATATGATTCCTTGGATTAATAGCGAGAATTATAAAGATACTCTGAAATGGATTCAGAATAGCAAAAGCGAGATTCTATATGGTCACTTAGAGTTGGCAGGATTTGATATGCTTGTCGGCATTCCTAATGAGCATGGAATGTCTCCTAAGCTATTCAAAAAGTATAAAAGAGTCTGGTCTGGACACTTTCACCATATGTCTCAGAAAGGTAATATCCTCTATACTGGAGCGCCAATGGAATTTACGTATTCAGACTACAATGATCCGCGTGGTTTTCATATATACGACTGTGCTTCAGACTCTTTGGAGTTTATTAGAAATCCGCATACGCTTCATGAAAAGATATTTTATAATGATGAAGATGAAAAGATGCAGAAACACTATAGAAAGCTTGACTTATCTGTATATTCTGATAAAATAGTAAAATTGTATTGTGTTTCGAAGACTAAACCAGCCTTGTTTGATTATCTGGTAGACAATCTATATAAACAGCCTAATATCAAACTTACGATTCTTGAAGACTATAGTGCTTTTCATGGAGAGTATGTTGATATCGAAGAGATTAAAGACAAGTCTACTAAAGAGTTGATTGATAGTTATATCGAGGCTGTAGAGACTGAAAAGAATAAAAAAGAATTAAAGACCATAATGAATAAATTATACATCGAAGCCTTGCATAGTATTGAGAATAGAGGAGTAGCCTAATTGATTATATTTGAACGGGTAATATATAAGAATTTCCTTTCAACTGGCAATACACCTATTGAAATACACTTGAACAAGTCTCCGACAACGTGCATTACTGGAAAAAATGGGTGTGGAAAATGTCTGGATGGTAGTACCGTTATAGACATTGATATTTCAGACGAGGACACTCTTCAGAAATTCGGTCAAAGTGCGAAAACAACGATTAAAGATATTGTAGACTTTTATGACAATTACCCAGAAGAGATAGGGAATATAAGTGTCAATACTCGTTTCGGTTATCGTAAAATCGAATATGCAGACGTTACAGCTCGCGACTCAGAGGTTGTAACCGTAACTACGCATGGCGGTTTATCTATAAAATCGTCACCTGAACATTTATTTCATACTGGTGAAAAGTGGCAGAAAGCTTATAAATTTTTAAAAAATTCTAACATCTTAACCAAAAACGGTATGGATAGAATTGCTACTGTTATAAAAGAAGACTATACAGAAGACTTGTACGACCTGCAAGTAGAAGAAGTCAAAGAGTTTTTTGCAAATGATATAGTTTCGCATAATTCAACCCTCTTGGACGTTATAACATTTGGATTGTTTGGCAAGCCTTTTCGTAATGTCAATAAGCCTTTGTTAGTCAATAGCATTAATAACAGTAATCTTTTAGTCGAATTGTATTTGTCTGTAGGTAAAAATAAGTATAAGATTGTACGCGGCATTAAACCTAATGTTTTCGAAGTCTACGAGAATGGCAAGTTAATTGACCAGACTTCAGCCGTTAAAGATTATCAGAAATACCTTGAAGAAAGTATTCTTAGTGGTCTAAATGAAAAAGTCTTTAAACAGGTTGTGGTTATTGGTAGTGCCGATTATACACCGTTCATGGCATTGAAGACTTCAGATCGCCGTGAGGTTATTGAAGAGTTGTTAGATATTAAGATATTCTCATACATGCTCGCGCTTGCAAAAGAGAAGCTTGTAATTATTCGAGATAAGCTTAAAGATTTTGACTATAGTGTAACGCTAACTGAAGAGAAAATTAAACTCTACGAACAGAATCAGGAAGCCAGTCTTCAGAAGAATACTGAGAAAATTGCAGAATTGAAAGCAAAGCTTGTCGAAGAGATTGCCAATGCCGAAGCCCTGAAGGGTGAAATCACACTTAAAGAGTATGAGTGCGCCTCAATTAAAAAGAAATTAATTGGTAAAGAACTGGTTCAAAATAGTGTTAAGAGTCTTGAAAAGCTTCACACAGACTTAAACGGTGTTATGAATAGTAATAATAAGCAACAATCCTTTTTTCATAATAATGACCGTTGCCCCACTTGTAGGCAGGATATTCAGGAAGAGCATAAGCAAAAGCTTGTCAGTGAATGTACGCATAAAATAGCCGAAGTTAGCAAAGGGCTTCAAAGAGTTAAGCTAGACTTAGAGAAAAAGAGTCGAGTCTTGAAAGACTATGATACCGTATCAGAGACTATAAATAATCTGTCAAATGATATCTATAAGCTTACAACCGATAAGAATGGTATTATTCGCTTTATTAAAAGTCTTAATCAGGATATACTCAATCTCAAAAATGATTCAAAATCAGGCGTAGACTCAAAAGAGTTGCGTACTCTTAGAGAGACTTTAAAGAGTCTGGTAGAGGATAGAAAAAAACTTCTGCACGAGCAAGATTATTACTTTGCCACTGTAGATATGCTTAAAGACGGTGGAATAAAGACTAAAATTATTAGACAATATATTCCCGTTATGAATAAGTTTATTAATGATTATCTTGTACGCTTCGGACTACCTATTGAATTTACACTTGATGAGTCTTTCAATGAAGTTATTAAGAGTCGTTATAGAGATACGTTTCAGTATAATAGTTTCTCAGAGGGTGAAAAGTCTCGTGTGGATATCTCAGTCTTACTTGCATGGCGACAACTTGCGCGTAGTAAAAATACCACAAACACAAACTTATTAATTCTTGACGAAACTATGGATTCTTCGTTAGACTCCGATGCTACCGAAGAATTACTGAATTTGATTTTGGAAATGGATAAAAAGACTAATATCTTTATCATATCACATAAATCAGATTTGACAGACAAGCTCCGCTCACATATAGAGTTTGAGAAAATCGGCAACTTTTCATCAATTAAAACAAATAAGGAATAACATGGAAAAGGCTAATAATGTCTTTACGACACTTGAAGAAAAGTATCCAGAGTTTGACAGAAGACCAGACTGGATGCTTACAGGTTTTTATACAACGACAAACAGCAACAAGCCTAAAAAGACTATGTCAAACCCCGAAGGCTTAGTGCCTATGTGGAGATTTGTAAACTGGAATAAGAATAGTAAATACACTGGTGCAATGCTGAGGGAGATTCGCAATGACAAAACGAAAAGGTAATTTCATTTTACCTAGAAATAACGAAATTCCTGTTATGAATAATAAAATTAAGGTCAATAAGCTTCATTTGGAGACAATTCCAATGAAGTCTGATCGTATGCTGAAAGACACTATAGTTCATGCTGTTTTCTATAGTTGGGATACTGATAAGTATTATTTTGCACGTAAGGTCAAAGTTTGTAAATATGTTCCCTTTATTAAAGTATGGGATATTGACACACAACCGCTAACATTTGGAGACTTTTATGAAGAAGATTAAAAACTATTACTTACTATTCGTTACACTTTTAGAGAATTATTACCCACACTTACTGATTCCTGTATTCTTATTGGGTGTGGTATTCTCGCCGTACATTTTACTTGATGTGGTATTTTTTGTCTTAGCCTTAATGACACTCAATATCTATAAGAATAATGAATAGCTGTAAGGCTAAAATCTGTTATAAGCTGTGTAAACCGAGTCTTTCCTATAATATAGACTCGGTTTATTCTTCTGTGTGCATTAAAAAAATGTTCAATTACTGATATTTTTAATTGCAATTCATATTAAGTGTGTTATCATAGTCTTGTAAGAAAGAGAGTTAATGATGATTACACAGTATCTAGCAAGCCTTGAACGAATGGTTTCACCACAAGAATTAGAAAAGATTATCCTAATGCTTGACAAAGGTTTTAAATTGTGTTAGAGTATTCAAATAATAACAAAGGAATGACTATGAATAATACCAATGAAGAATTTGATGTAAAAGACTCCACAAACATTAAGCGCATGGCATATGATAAGCTGGAGTGTGTATTGTATGTAGAATTTCAGTCTGAGGCAGTCTACAAATATTCAGACGTTTCATCTGAGACTTGGAAAGCCTTTAAAGAGTCTGAGTCAAAGGGTAAGTATTTTAGAGCAGAGATTTTAGGCAAATATACGTTTAAAAACGTGTCTTAGGTAGGTAGATACCATAAGTGAAATTTAAACGCTTTTTGTCTCTGTAACTATCTGATATTAAACGATAAAAAAACACGAATTTTATGGTTGTGTAGCATATAAAAGCGTATTATACTTTGAATGACAAAAGAAAGATTATATTATGATTAGACTTACATTATTATTGATTACGCTATTAGTTATTGTGTATGGTTATGCTTGGGGGTATTTCTAAGGCGATTGATGAATAACGAACAGAATATCATAGACAAATACGTAAAAGAGTCTTGGACCATATCAAAGTGTTCAAGATTCTTTATGCTTAGTCGCCAAACAATAAGAAATATTCTTAATAAAAATAATATTGTAATTGAGTCTAAACCACAAAAAAAGAATTTCACCTTATCGAGAGACGATGCCCAAGCCTATATAGACTCTGGTAAGACTATTAAAGATATATCCGAGATTATCAATGCTCCGCAAATTCAAGTGTCTAAGACTCTGAATGACTATGGTATAGAATATAAGAGAGTACCTAATAAACACCCCGTTCCTATGAAGGAAGAGTTAGAGACACTGTATCAAGACTCGCTTAATAGTCAAACTCAGATTGCAGAAAAGTATGGCGTAAGCGTGCCTACCGTAAGTAAGTGGTTAAAGACTTATGATATTAAGAAACGGACTCACTCTGAGAATCATCTCATTCATAATAATAATCCTATGTCTAAAGAAGACTTTCTTTTATTATGCGTGGCAGTACACGGAGACTTGTACGATTATTCAAATGTTAGATACACTCGCGCGGGGTGTTCAGATAAGATTGAAGTCATATGTCGCACTCATGGTTCATTTTTTGTTAGACCACAACACCATACATCATTAGGGAATGGTTGTCCATCATGTAGTCATATTGTTTCGAGTGGCGAACTATCTATAAGAGACTATATACAGTCTTTAGACTCAGAGCTTGAAATTATTACAAATGATCGTACACTAGGCATTGAGCTTGATATATTAATACCTAAACATATGATTGCCATTGAGTATAATGGTGTGTACTGGCATAGTAGCAAATTTAAAGATAGTAATTACCATTTAATGAAGACTGATACATGCTTAAAAAATGGTATAAAATTATTACATATATTTGAAGATTCGTGGCTTACAAAGCAAGATATCTGTAAGAGTATGATAAAGAATAAGCTAGGCTTGATTGATAAAGAGAAAAGAATATACGCGCGTAAATGTACCGTATCTGAAGTCTCAGCTAAAGACTCTGAAGCATTCTTCAATGAGAATCATTTGCAGGGTAAGGTAAGGTCGAAGATAGCCTTTGGACTCTATTGCGAAGGCGTATTGGTATCATGTATGTCTTTTGGTAAAAGTAGATATAATAAGAAATATGAATATGAATTACTTCGATATGCAAATAGAGTGGAGTATTCTGTAATAGGCTCTGCATCCAGACTCTTAAAAGCCTTTCAAAGAGTGTTTGACAATCCGAGTCTTATATCGTATAGTGATAGAAGACATAGCGTAGGTAACGTGTATGAAAAGATAGGGTTTAAATATTCTCATACAAGTAATCCTAGTTATTGGTATTTTCGCAAAGGATCGGAGACTGTATTATATAATCGCGTAGGCTTTCAAAAACATAAACTAGAGTCTATATTAGATACATATGACAGAGCCTTGACAGAGTATGAGAATATGTGTAATAATGGTTATTACAGAATATACGATTGTGGTAATGATGTATGGGTGTTAGATGGAAATTAAAGTATTAAGAAATTATGATAAAGAGTCTTTCTATGATAGAACACTGGTTGTAGACGTTTACATAAAGTTTGAAGATTGTGATATGCCAGTGCCTACGATTCTTTTAGATGATCTTAAAGCCTGTGGGACTATGCAGATTACGCACGAAGAATTTGATAATATTGTGGAGACTGAATAAAAAAAAGAGGGGTTTTACCCCTCTTTTTAGTAATTAGTTGTTAGTCAGCCTCTTAGAGATTGCCAACTTTAAATTTGCGGTAGTACAAATTCTTGTTAGCTTGCAAAGTAGTGAAAGGATTGGCAACGATACCATATCTTTTCTTAAAGGCAATTTTCGGTTGGAAAGTGTTCGGGTCAACTGTTTTGTGCATTTGCAAAGGAACGTACGGGCAGTAGAAAACACCAGCGTCCATTTGATTTGCGCCTTTATAGCCTACAATAACTTCATCGTAGCCCAAGTAAGGATCAACATACACTTTAAAGCGTCCTTGAAGTGTGCCGACAAAGGTATTACCAGTGTCATCAACATTCAAGTTATTGTCCAAAGCTGGGGCATAATCAAGTTTACCAGCAAGGTCAAGTGCAGAAGCAACATCACTTGAAACGATCAAGAAGTTACCGCGACCACGTCTTGTAGCTTTAGCAATGGCATTTGCTTCTTTATTGATTTTCATCAACAAAGCTTTGAATTTCTCTGCTTGCCATCTACCGTCTGAGTTAGCGTCAAGATCAAACAAACCAGCCGTACCGAGTACAGGCGCACCAGCGGAGTCGAGTACAACACTACCGTTAAGGTATGTCGCTTCGGCTGGGGCAATTACTGCAATTTGACGAACAGTGTTAATCATTTCACGATTCTCTTCAGCAATCATTTCTGTAGAAAGAATGTTAGACAACTCAGCTTCAGCATCCAAACCATGAACAGACTTCAAGTCTTGGGCTAATTCTGTGGTGTAGTCAGCTTTCATGCCGCGTGTCTTAGCTTCTACAGAAGATTTTTCAATCGTCATAGACGCTTCAGACCATGCAAGATCGCCGCCGCCTGAACCACCAAGCGTTTCGCCTTCACTTGTAGACATACCTCTACCAACACTATACGCATTATAATCAGGCGCAGTTGCGTTTGAAGTTTGTGTACCTTTACCAGTCAGTTTAGTATCGGCTTCGTTGAACAAAATTTCGTTTGTTGCTACTCCGTCAATTCCCCACTGCTCGGCTGGTGTATCGCCTTGTGAGTCTTCAGCCGCACCAGATTGAAATCCGTTACGTGCATCGCCCGGCTTGCCGAATGGTCCTTGTGGTTGCGCACCTTTATGGGCCCGCATTGCAAAGATCAAACCAGTTGGCATAGTCATTGGCTGTACGCCAACAATATCAAATGCCATCAGATTAGGAGCAGTACGTCTTACGAGATTAATCAAAACGGGATCGACATTGTCTACACCAGTTGTGGTATTCTCTTTAAGATAATCCTTTTCAGTATTCTCCAAAAGAATCGCTGTGATTCTTTTACGATCATAGGATTTAATTTCTTGAAAACCTAAGTCTTCGCCTGTATCATCTTTAGACTCAATAAGCGGCTTCCATTTTGCTTTAATGGTTTCTGCCTTTTGAACATCTTCGGACAAAATTTCTTTATTTTTGTCACCAGTCATTTGTATTCTCCTTTAACGTGGTATAGTTTTTCTGTAAATTATTTATAAATTAGTAAGTTTTACTGTTATATTGTTTAGCATTCTTAATATACTTATCCATGCTAGACTCTGTTTTCTCTGTTTTTACTTCAGTTTTTACAGACTCTGTCAATTCTTTACTTACACCATTAGAGAAATAGTTTTCTTTAATAGTTTGGGCTTTGTCTGTGAATACTTCAACACTCTTTGCTTCGATGTCTTCAAGTAAGGCTTCAAGCTTCTCTGCCTGAGTATCTGTCAAGTCTTCAGAAAGTGTTTTTACGACTTCGGCTTTCTGTAGGTTAAGAATTTCTGTATTCTTTTCCATAACTTGCTTAGAAAGCTTATTGACAGACTCTTCAAGTTCTGCTACACTCTTATTAGCGTCTTCAAGCATATCTACTTTATCAGAAGGCAAATCAACATTATGTGACTCTACCAAAGCTTTAAGATCGTTAAAGAATGATTCTGCCATTTGTGTTTTAATACCAGCTTCGAGTGCAATTTGGTTATCTTTAACCCACTCTTCGACTACGAACGTCAAATATCTATCAGCCTGTTCGGTAATAGTTTCTTGAACTTGAACTGTAGCTTCCTGCAAGTCTGTTTCAAACTTTGCTTTAAGCTTGGCTTTTTCTTCTGTAAGCTTCTCGGCAAAGACTGCTTCTAATAGAATTTCAGTCTTAGACATAAAATCTTCAGATAGGTCGTTTTGTCCTTTAAAGATTTGGTCAATAGACTGTTTTGCAATCACTGAATAAGACTCTTTGACATCTTCGTCTTTATCGTCATCTTCGTCTTTATCGTCATCACAGTCTTCGTCATCGCCTTCTTTGACTTTTTTAGACTCCTTTACAGAATCCTTATCGTCTTCGTCTTTGTCAAGAACTTCGTCTTCGTCTTTTGTATCGACTTCGTCTTCGGCTTCTTTGACTTTTTTCTTATCAAGAACTTCTTCGTCTTTCAATTTGTCTTTGGTCATTTCTTACCCCTTAGTATAAATGTGTGTATTTCTTTAATTATTTATAAAAAAGATATATCTACTTGATCTTGTTAAGCATAGATTCAAATAGTCTAATCATCTTATCTTCGTTCATTTTATTGTTTTTAAGTATTGTTTGAATGTAGCTGTAATCGCTTTCGAGTAATAATCCCTGATCGAGATACTTTTGTGTGTTTTCCATAACCCCTGTAACAAAAGCTTCAGGTGCAGAAGGATCGGCAACAATATCAACTGTAGTCAATACAAAATCATTGCCTACAACATTTGCGCCATCAATTTCAGATAGTGAACCATATCCGCGCAAGGATACGCCAAGTCTTACGCCTTCTTTGATTAACTCTTTGGCAATTTTACCCATTGGTGTATCGAGAAGCTTTGCTTTGCCTATGAAATTTTTACCATCTTGTTTCAATGATTCGATTTTATGTGAGGCTAGGTGAAGATTAATTGCGCCTTCAGGTGGGTGTCCTAATTCTCCGAGACTTCTACCAGTCTGGATATAGTCTTGGTTATATCGGCCGACAGCCCTCTCAGTGACAGAAAGTGGATACATTCTACCGTTTCTGTTTTTTACATCAGCCTGTAGAAAGATTCCTTCGATATAAAGATTCTTTGTTTTATTTTCTTGTAGAATTGTCAATTCTGAGAAAACGTCTTCTGTCAATGGTTTAATAATCATTATCTTAGTGTCCTTATGTTACCGCATGGAATTTCTTCTTGACTTCGGGTGACATTTTACCACTAAGTTCTTTTGCAATTTCATTACGTCTTTTATAGTCTTTGTCTGATATACCATCATTTGAAGCGGCGTGTCTTTTTTCAATGTCTAGTAATTCTTTTTGTAGTTTCGTTTCACCTATAAACTTGGCAATTTCCATTTGAGCTAGAGTATGACTATTCTCATATGTAAAATCATCAATCTTCTTTAAGAGTGAGGCTGTAGGCATCTTTACAGTAGACTCTTCAAGACTCTTCAAAGCGTTTGACATTTTACCGCTTGCGATGTATGTCACAAAAGCTTTACGAAAGGAGTCGTAAGGTTTTTTACCTAAGACTTTACGAAAGTCTGGGGCATTCTTAATCTTCAAGGCTTCTAAAACGTCTGATACGTTCTTGTCTGTTATCACTCGTTTGCCAATGGCATGTCGTGATAATTCGTATTTAATATCAGCAATTAGATCGGGGTCTATAGACTCTGTGATAAATTCTTTAAATGATAGCATTATTTCTTAGCCCCAAACATTCCCTTACGCTTACGCATAGCTTTTTGTCTTTTAAAATTAATTCTTTTTTTATAGCCTTGACCTTTGGCGTTCTTAGTTCTGGTGGTTCTACGTACTGCAAGTTTCTTTGTAAGTCTTTGTTTTCCTGTAGGAGTAACACAGACTTTACGACCATTTACATTCTTGACAATTCGCCCCGACGGGCATTTGATTCTTTTAATTCTTTCACCCCTTGAAGTAACGCGAATTACGATTTTGCGCTCTTCAAGTGTCTCTTCATTAAGTTCAAGTATGTATGATTCTTGTGTAGACTCATCTAAGAATACATCAACTTCTGAATCGTCTTCTTTGACACAGTTAGGCACATCTTTACCAGACTTTTTCTTTGTACCAACCATTTCATAACCATCCCAGCAAGGATCGTCTTTTTTTTCTAATATGGTCCGTTGGTGTGCAATAAAGTCTTTAAAAGTTTTCAT